CTTTCAGTAAGTAATGCTGGTATTACAATAACTGGCAATACCAGTGTACCAACTGTTACAGTAGCTAATAGTGGTTTGATTACTATTGGTAATAACAGCACAACACAAATTACCGCAGGTTTAAACTTAGCTAATTCTACTGGTAACGTAACAATATCTCCAGTATCATTAGCGGTTCAAAATTCTACTTCTGCTGTAACTTCGCTTACTCTTACAGGTATTACTACTGCTAATTTGGCAGTTTCTAATGCTGCTACTTTCAGTAATACTGTTGCTGTTACTGGTGCTGCTACATTATCAAATACCCTTTCGGTTACAGGTCAAACTAATACTGGTACTCTTTACGTTACAACTTCAGCAAACGTAGGAACTGCAGTAGTAGCAAATGCTACTGGTGTTTATACAACTGGCATTGTTAATGCTACTTCATATACAATAGGCACAGCATTTGTAGCCAATACTACTGGTGTTTATGCTGGTATTGTTAATGCTGTATCAGTGAATGCAGCATCATATTCTGTAGGCACTAGCACAGTAGCTAACTCTACTGGTGTTTATACTGGGGTTGTTAATTCTGCAACGATTACTGTAGGATCAACCACCTCAACTGTAACAACCTTAACTGTAACATCAAATACTGGTACTGCAATATATGGTACATCTAACAGTAGTAGTGGAGTTTATGGTTTATCTAATACTGCTACTGGCGTATATGGTCAATCAAATAGTTCATTTGGAGTAGTTGCTCAATCAAATACTTCATGGGCCGTATATGCACTATCAAATACTGTTGGTGGCGTACTTGGAGTATCAAATACTGGATTTGGTATTTATGCAGTATCAAATACTGGTACTGGTCTTTATGTTCAATCAAATACTGGTACAGTAGCCATATTTACCAATGGTGCTACTACTTTTGCTAGCATATATGCAAATGGTAACGTAGGTGTTGGTACTACTTCTCCTGCATATAAAATAGATGTTACTGGTGATATCAGAGCATCTGCTAATGTTATCGCGACTAATTTAAATGGCGCAATAACATCATCGCAAGTGACCACTGCTCTTGGTTATACACCATATAATGCTACCAATCCTGCATCTTACCAGTTAAATTCAACTCTTTCTGCTAACGTAGCCACAATGACTGCTAATAATTCTACTAACCTCAACGGCGTTGCAGGATCGTTGTACCAATTAAATAGCACATTATCTGCTAACGTAGCCACAATGACTGCCAATAATTCGAATTATCTTGGTGGTACAGCTGCTGCATCTTATCAGTTAAACTCAACTCTTTCTGCTAACGTAGCTACATTAACTTCTAATAATGCTACAAATTTTAATGGTCAAGCAGCATCATATTACACAAATGCTACCAATATAGCCACAGGCACAGTACCGACAGCAAGACTTGGAACTGGAACTGCAAATTCTACTACATATCTAGCAGGTAATCAAACTTGGCAAACAATTTCTTCAATACCTCCAGGTACATTGATCCGCGCACCACAAGTTCTTACCAATACGGCTGGCGGCACATATACAACCCCAGCGGGTTGCGGTCATATTTTAATTGAAATGATTGGCGCTGGCGGCGGCGGTGGTGGATGCTCAGCAGCATCTTATCCTTCTTACGGTGGCGCTGGCGGCGGCTCAGTTTTTGCCACCAAATATGTCGCTGTTTCCGCTTCCACTGGATACACTTACGCTATCGGCGCGGCTGGTGCAGCTGGAGGCGGCGCATCAACTGGCGGTAATGGTGGAACTACTTCTATCACGATTAATGCGGTAACGTATCAGATTACTGGCGGAACGGGCGGCACTGGCGTGGGTGGTGGCGCTGGTCAAGGTGCGGCTGGTTCGACCGGAACTGCATCGAATATGGACTATGTTATTACGCCCCTCAATCCAGCCTCTGGGTTATACGGTGGTTCCGTAGATACTCCATACGGAGCCAATATTGGCGGCAACGTAAACCGCGACTTTCCCACGCCTACTGGCGGAAGAAACGGCACTGGTTGGGGAGCTGGCGGTGGCGGCGCATATAACTCTAACTATACCGGCGGAATCACTTATGCTGGCGGCGCTGGCTACCAAGGCATGATTCGCATCTGGGAATATTCATAATGTTAAATGCACCAATAATTTAAATAATATAGGAAATTAAAAAATGGCAGTTCCACAATCTAGAGCAGATTTTATTGAATATTGCTTACGCAAGCTCGGTAAACCTGTGATCGAGATTAACGTCGATGATGATCAAGTAAATGATCGTGTCGACGAAGCAATCCGTTGGTGGTGGGATTATCACTTCGATGGCGCTGATAAAACATATTACAAATACAGAGTAACGCAAAACGATATTATTAATCGTTATGTTACAATGCCTGACAATATTATTGGCGCTGTTAATATTTTTCCAATCGGTCAAGCTCTTAATACTAATAATATGTTCAATATCCGTTATCAAATTGCATTAAACGATTTGTATACGCTTACATCAGTTTCTATGGTTCCATATTACATGGCTTTACAGCATGTTCAATTTCTTGAGCAAATGCTTGTTGGACAACAGCCTCTACGTTATAACCGCCATATGAATCAAGTTTTCATTGATATGGATTGGACAATTGTTAACGTAGGCGATTACCTTATTATCGAAGCATATCAAGTTGTTGACCCAGATACATACACTCGCGCATGGGGTGATCGTTGGTTAGCTCGTTATGCTGAAGCATTAATTAAACAACAATGGGGTACTAACATTAAGAAGTATCAAGGAATGCAACTTCCTGGAGGTATGACTTTTAATGGCCAGCAAATATATGATGAAGCTACTCAGGAACGTAGAGAACTAGAACAGGAAATGATTACTAATTACACAATTCCTGTTTCTGATATGATCGGCTAACACACTCGTTTATATAAATACTTCTATAAGAATAATAGGAGTATTAATATGAAAAAATATGGATTTGTATATCTTTGGTTTGACAAAAAACGTAAAATGTATTATGTAGGTTGTCATTGGGGAACAGCTAATGATGGATATATCTGTTCTTCAAATAGAATGAGAGATGCATATAGACGTAGACCTAATGATTTCAAAAGACGTATATTGAAAAGTAATATTTTAGATAAAGTTCAAATGTTTGAAGAGGAATATAAATTTCTTTTTCTTATAAAAAATGAAGAACTCGGTAAAAAATATTATAATTTACGTAAACACAAATGGGGACATTGGACTACAGATTTAAATTCTTCTTTAACAATAAAAGAAAAAATTTCTAAAAAAACTAAAGAAGCAATGCAGCGTCCAGATATTAAAGAAAAATATCTTGCTGGTTTAGAACAAAGAGATAACAAAAGTTCTGATCTTGAAGTAAGAGAAAAACGTCGCCAGTCAATGAAAAAAACAATGGCTGAAAAATTTCCTATAGAAGATAGATATAATCCTGTTAAATTTGGCAGCAAAGAATATAAAAATAATATGGCCAATAAAACAAAACAAAAATGGGAAAATAGAACCAAAGAAGATAAACAAAAAATATCAGAAAAAATAAGCAATAGTCTAACGGCTTCTAAACAAAAAAGATCTGATATAATGAAATCTAAATTTTGGTGGAATAATGGTGTGATAAATAAAAGAAATGATATTTCTCCAGGTGATGACTGGGTTAGAGGTAAATTAAAATAATGCCAAGCACAAATTTTTTCTTTAATAATTTCAATAGCTCCCAAGAACAAAATCTTCTTGAAAGCCTTATCATAGAAGCAATTTCTATATACGGCGAGCAGATGTACTTTATTCCAAGAAATATTAATAATTTCGATCAACTTTATACAGCTGACGATCAGTCATCATATACCCAAACATATGCAGTTCCTATCTACATTGAAAACATTAATGGGTTTACTGGTGATGGTAATTTTATGTCAAAATTTGGTCTTGAAATTCGCGATCAAGTTACGTTTTCTATTGCCCAACGTGTTTTCTCTGAAGAAGTTGGTGTTTATACTAAATTAATAAGACCACGTGAAGGCGACCTTTTATATTTCCCATTAAACAATAAATGTTTCCAAATTAAATTTGTTGATAAATTCGAAATGTTTTATCAGCTTGGCAAACTCTATACATGGAAAATGACTTGCGAGTTATTCGAATATTCAGATGAAATATTCAACACTGGTATTCCAGCTATTGATTCTATGCAGCAAAATCTCAGCACCAATATTCTTGATTACAGCGTTATGGATGAACAAGGAAATTGGCTTACTGATGAAGACGATAATTATCTAGTTATGGAACAATATAATCTTAATACTATTCTTCCTGGAACTGATAATGAATATCTAGCTAATACTTCTGCTGGATTTATCGATTTTAGTGAAGTTGACCCATTCAGTGAAGGCACTTATTAATGTTTCGTCAAACTTTTTATTTTAGTTTAATAAGAAAATATGTAACTCTTTTCGGTACGTTGTTTGACGACATTGCTATTGAGAGAACAGACAGCTCTGGTAATGAAACAGCTTTTATTAAAGTTCCAATTACGTATGGCCCAAAAGAAAAAATGTTGGCCCGTTCTTTACAAGATCCATCTATTCAACGACAGTCAGCAACTCCAACAATGCCTTTTATGGCATTTGAGATGACTAACATAACATATGATTCTACAAGAAAACTAAATACTGTTAACAAGTATGCTGCCGCTAGCAATACAACTACCAGTTCTTTAATTTATCAATATACTCCAGTTCCATACAATATTGGTTTCCGTCTTTATATTATGGTTAAAAATACTGAAGATGCAACTAAAATTATTGAACA